TTGAGGATGGATCAGTTACTCGCACTTAACGAATAGAACAGGGCAACCATTATGCAATACGAGATCAAAACAAAACAGGGCAATAACTACATAGTGAGCGACGACTCGGCTTGGCTTTGGATCGAAATCGAGCGAGAACTCGGTTACACAGTCAGTCAAGCAGCTGAAAAGATGAGCCAAGGTTCATTGGATGTGATTACTTGTATGTTATTCAAGGCGGCAAGGTCAATGGGCAAAACCCAAATGCCAAACCAACAAGCCTGGGTGACTAATGAGTTTGACTCATTTGAGGTGGTCGAGGAAAGCCCAAAAGAGAACTAAGGGATGCACTTGTGCGTATAGCAGTATCCACCGGTATTCCCTTAGCAGATTTGATGGAGTGGTCGCTCGCAGACATTAACACAGCGATCACGCTGATACGAGAGAGGAATGGGCATGGCTGACAAAGTAACCGTCAAGATGGCCCCTGACTCACGCGACTTGCGATCCCTTTACAAGGCATTTCGTGAGATGGATGAGGGCGCAAAAAAGGCCCTTAAAGATGACGTGACAAGTATCAGCGCATGGTCAGCAACAGAAATGCAAAACAGTTACAACTTGAACCCATTGCCAGCGCAAGCCCAAAAGGTCGCAGCTACAATCCGAGCCAGTAAAGATCGCATCCCTAATGTGACTATCGGTGGCAGTAAAGGCCGTTTCAGTGGTGGCGCGGTGTCCGGCCAAGTTTTGTTTGGCTCCGAGTTTGGTGGCCCATCGCCATTTGCTAATGGTGGTCGCAGGTTTCCTGATCGCTCACCTGTCCAAGGTCGTGGCAACGCTGGCTACGGCATTTTTGCAACACTTAAGCGCATCCAGCCAGAATTGACCAAGCGTTGGAAAGATGCAGTCAATCGCCGAGTCATAGAAAAGTGGTCAGACAATGGCTGATGTAAGAACCCTCAAACTCAATCTGCTCGCTGATGTAGATCAGTTTGGTCGTAGCCTGGCTAAGGCTGATAACGATGCAAAAGGCTTCACCAAGAGCCTTGGCAAGTACGGCAAGATGGCCGCAGCTGCTTTTGTTGTTGCTGGCGCAGCCGCCGCAGCCTACGCAGTCAAGATTGGTGTCGATGGTGTCAAGGCAGCCATCGAGGATGAGCAGTCGCAAGTCAAATTGGCTCAAGCCTTAAGAAACACCACAAATGCGACAGATGCCCAAATTGCTAGTACCGAGGAATACATCACCAAGCAACAGTTGGCCTTTGGCGTAGCCGACACCAAATTGCGCCCGGCACTGGCTAACCTAGCCCGAGCCACTGGCGATGTGGGCAAGGCACAGCAACTGACCAACCTTGCCTTGGACATTTCAGCATCGACTGGAAAAGATCTTGAGGGCGTTAGCCTGGCACTATCCAAGGCATACAACGGCAATTTGGGCGCACTTACAAGACTAGGTGTGCCATTAGATGCCAGCATCATTGCCACCAAAGATTTCAGCGCAGCGCAAGATGAACTCACCCGACTATTCGGCGGCGCGGCTACTGCCAACACGAAAACTTATGCAGGCCAGTTGGCCATTGTGCAAGAGCGATTTGGCGAACTTAAAGAGGGCATTGGCGTTGCCCTACTGCCAGAACTTAAACGGCTTTTGGAGATGGTCAACATGGTGGCCAAGGGATTCAGTGGTGATGATCCAGAGGGACTAAGTAACCGAGCCCGAGAACTTGCTGGCGACTTTGAGGGCAACGGCGCAAACAGTCTTGGCGGTTCGCTTCGAGCAGTCGCTGATGCGTTTAGCAAATTATTCACCACCATCACAGCTGATGGCGATGAATCTGCAAGCACTTTGGAAACTTTGGCCAATGCGCTTGAATCAGTCGCTAACGGCATTAACAAGATCACCAGTGCTTATGGCAAGGTAATTGCTTTAGGCGACAAGTTTAGGGCCAGTTTGGTTGGCCAGTTCGTATACGCCGAGGGCAGGTTCGCACCAGAACGCGCACCTTTGGCTCGTGCAGCTGGTGGATCAGTAAACGCTGGCCAGCCTTACCGCGTTGGCGAGTTTGGCCCAGAGTTATTTGTCCCAAGTGGCTCGGGATCAATTCGACCGGACACAGGCGCTGGCCAAGGCGTGACGATAATAATGAACGGTGTCATCGATGGTGAGTCTGCTCGCCGTAGCATTGAACGTCTACTGCAAGACTCCTCACGCCGTACCGGTGCGATCAATCTTGTTGGGGCTACGTTGTGACCACGTATGATCCGTATCCGACAGTCACTTTTGCTGGCACTACGACTTACGCAGATAACACGATTTCATCGATTTCAATTCGAAGTGGTCGTAATGACGTAACCCAGCAACCACAGCCAGGCTTTGCATCGATCCGACTTTGGACAGATGCTAGCGAGCCTTTGGATGTGGCTTTGAGTCAGTCGGTGTCTATCGCCATTGACAAAGGCACGACAGGCACACAGCAAATCTTTTACGGCACTATCTCGGACATCGACATCAGCCTGCAAGCCTACGGATCAGACGGCTCGATCGCCGTTTACAGCATCACAGCCATCGGGCCATTGGCTCAACTTAACCGCCGATTAGTTGGCGCAACAGGGTTTGCCAAAGAGTTTGACGGCACACGCATTTTGAACATTATGACCGAAGCCTTTTTGACCGAGTGGGATGATGTATCGCCAACGCTTACTTGGGCGCAGCTGCCAACGGGTGCGACTTGGGATAGTTACGATGCAGTTGGTCAAGATCTAGTTGATAGCCTGACGGGCAACGTCGATGTGCCTGGACAATACGAACTTATGGCATACAGTGATGGCGTCACAGATGCCTTTACTTTGGCAGGAATTGCAGCCAACTCGGGGCGCGGTGTGCTTTGGGAGAATGGCACAGGCTCGTTGCACTATGACGACTACGCAGCCAGAGCCAGCGCGACACCGCTAGTCCTGACCGCAGATGATTTATTGGCCAGTGGCCTACGCACTGCCGCACAATGGGGCGAAATTGTAAACGACGTGACGGTGACATACCGGGCAGGCGATGCCAATGCGCGTGATGAGCAGTCGATTATTTTGTATGGCCAGTTGTCCGGTACGCGCTCAACCGTCTTGCATAACTTAGCCGATGCTCAAGGTCAGGCCGACGACTTCTTAGAATCACGCGCCTACCCAAGAATGTATCCAGAGCAGCTGACAATCCCACTGCACTCGCCAACGGTCAGCGATGCAACTCGGGATGCCCTAGCCGCCGTCTACAACGGCCTACGGGTTAGCACAACAGAATTGCCAGCAGTATTTGGCACAACCTTTGATGGCTTTGTCGAGGGCTACACATGGAACTTGACCCGATACACCGCTGAACTGGCTTTGACTTGCTCGGCATACTCCGAAACTTACTCATCCGTAATCTGGTATCAAATACCACCAACAACAACTTGGGCAGGGTATACTCCAAGTACGACAGAATGGCAGGATCTATAAATGGCAACTACTACTCCAAACTACGGTTGGGATGTGCCAACCTCTACTGACTACGTTAAAGATGGCGCGACTGCTATCGAAACCCTTGGCGATGATATTGATGCCACGCTTTACACTGCCCTTGGCGGTGCTTACCCTGGACTACGTTTAGTCAAAAAACAGACTATTGGTACAGGCGTTTCAAGTGTTGCCGTAACAAATGCTTTTAGTGCTACATATACTGCTTACAAAATAATCGTCACAGGCGGTGCATCAAATACTGGCATCGCAATAGGTACACAATACGGCGCAACAACTACGGGTTATTATGAAGCGCGACCACGAGTAACACTTTCGGGTGGTGCAGTTGCAGCCAATACAACCATAAATGGTTCAAGTTTTACGGGTTCAGGTTATGCCCTTACAACTGGTATTGCGGTTAATTTAGACGTAACCAATCCTTTTTTAACAACTGAAACACGGCAAAGCACAAATCAATATGTAATGGGTACAGGCGTTATGGATTGGAGCATGGGTGCTTTAATAAATAACACTTCTTACACTGATTTCACATTATTGGCACTCGGCGGAACTTTAACTGGCGGCACAATTTACGTCTATGGATTCGGAACAAGTTGATGACTAAACCACTTATACAAATTGATGATGAAGTACGAG